CCGCCGAACTTGCTACCATTGACCTGTCTTCTGCGAGCGACTCTATCTTCAAGGAATTAGTCCGGGAGCTTTTACCCTCAGATTGGTTCTCTGTTCTTGATAGCTGTCGATCTCGATATGGTTTGCTAGACGGTACTCTATTCGAATGGAATAAGTTCTCTTCTATGGGGAACGGATTCACATTCGCTCTGGAGTCGCTTATATTCTTTGCGACCGCAGATTGTTGCCGAGAATATCTTCACATAGGCCCATCCAACGCGGTTGGACCAAATGTGTCGACCTACGGTGATGATGTTATCATTCCATGTAGGTGTCTAGCTTCTTTCTCCTCAATGTTAGGGTTCTATGGATTCACCATGAATATGAAGAAAAGTCATTTCTCTTCTTATTTCCGGGAGTCCTGCGGATCTCATTACTGCGAGGGTGTTGACGTTAAACCAATTTTCCTTAAGGAAAAGTTGACGACTGTCTCGACCGTTTACCGGTTGGCGAATGCAATTCGACGTTTATCGCGTCGCAGGCTATCAATGCTTGCGTGCGATGTAGCGCTCAAACCTGCATTTGATTACCTGGTAGCATCTGTTCCGAAATCTTTACGATTTAGGATCGATGACTCACTAGGTGATGGTGGCTTCATCTCTAATCTGGATGAAGCTACCCCTTCTCGTGCAAGGCATTATATCGAAGGATATTTTGTCCTGCACTTGACGAGCATAGCTAAACGCTATGAAGTCGACACGGACGGGCTTTTATTAACCCGTCTTTGGTCGATGCCAACGCAAGCCAGTAGGATTACCTTTGGCTTGAGAGACCATGCTATAGATCTAAGATTGTCGGAGCCATCGAGTCGCGGTTATGGCAATGTTGTTGCCTTCCGCGACAGAGTGGAGCTTGCTCTCCCACGGTCTATAGTGCAACGGTGGTGTGATCTAGGCCCTTGGGTCTAGGTCATTGAGGTCAAGCATAGTTAAGGTTCTTTGTAAAAATTAACTGTGTTTCCTGTCTCCTTTATTGGACGCGGG